AGCGACAGCGTAGTGCTGGCCGACGACACGAGGAGACCCTGCTGGGAATCGCCCGTAGTCGTGTTCAGCGTGTTCGCCACCAGCGCCACGTTCAGACCGATGTCCGAGTAGGTGAAGCCCGTCGAGGTCGAAACCACGAGCGAAGCCGTCACACCAACCGCTTGGAACAGGGTGTTCGGATCTTCCGCCACGTACGCAGTAATGTACGTGCCAGCCTTCACCGAGGTACCCGAGGTCCACTGCTGCGAATAGGTCGGCTGACCCGTCACAGAGGACACGAACGTGCAGCCCAAAAACACACCGGCAAAGCCAGTGGTCGGAGCCGCGCTTTCTTCAGTCGTTACAGCCACCGTGCCGTCATTCACGAACTTCAGCGGGTCACCGAAACCAATGCTCGACGCATTGGAAGCGATTCGACGCTGACGGGTCGCTCCGGCAAACGGCAGTCCACCGATCAGATTGATCGGCTTCAAGCCATACGGCTTGCTAACAGTAGGATATGCCATTGATTACTCCAAAAAGATGAATTTATTTACCCTTGCCAAACGAGACCGATGTCTTCTTCTCACTGAAGAGAGGCATACGTTCATCGTTCAGCCTCATAAAGTTGTTGTCTACGGACTGCAACTGGGCCTTAGCTTGCGTAGCGTAATAATCGTCACGCTGCTTCATAAGCTCAGCCGGTGCCTTGCAGAGCAACAACCCGCCAATCTCAATGTTGTCTTTAAAACGTCCATTAGGATCGGCTTGTAGCATCAGCTTGGGTTGTTCAGAAGCCTTAACCGGCTCCCAACCTTCCCGAAATTTTGCAGACGTATTAGTGGGGTCTGCTTGACCCATAATACTGGTCCGGATCCAGCGGAACACCCAACCATCCTGCGGCTCCGGTTCAGGGAGCGTTTGGGGCGGGGTCCACATCATTTTGCGTTGCGCGGATTCTCGGTTCTCGACTTCGCGTGCGAGTCTATTCTCAGCCATTTTAGTTAACCTCCAGTTTCATGAGTTCACGTGCGTACTGTTCGTTGCTCAGACCTAATTTCTTAGCGATAGCAACTTGAGTCGGTGTCAGGCGGACCTGACGCGGCGCGGTATTCCGCGTAACCGGAGCCACTACATTGGCTGGTTTTGTGCGAGCAGGTTTTTGGGCCTGCTTCGTTTGAGGTTGCTCATCCTCTTCAGCATCGTCGAATGCTTCGGGGAATCGCTTCCTCATCGTGTCATCGACTCGGCGGTAGTATTCATCCGAATTAGGATCTACGCCGCTCCGGACCAATTTTTCGTGCAGGCCGAGCGCGAGGGCGGTCATCTCCTCGTCAGCACCAAACCAAGTATTTTTCTCCCGCCACGCCTCGGCTTTTGGGTCGATTTGCGGCGCAGAAACTTGGGGTGTCGTTACCTGTTGATTCTGTTCTACTCTTTCTTCTTTAGTTTGTAAAGAGGGGCGAATACGGGCGAGATTCTGCAGTTTTAATTTAGCATCCGTAAGAGCTTCCTGAGCATTCGCAATCTGCTCCGAATCACCCGAATCGTATGCATGCTTGAGCTTCTCCTTGGCTACGGCCAAGTCGGTATTAGCGCCGCGCTCAGCCTCTTTAATAAACGCCTGCTCATTATGGCCAAGCCGCTGTTTAAGCTGCTTGATCTCTTGCTCACGCAATTGGGCAAATTTAAGAGCTTCTTCTCGTTCTCGAAGAGCACGCTCTTTTTCACGGCGTTCGTCGTGCCAGACTTTTTTCATCTGAGAGAGACGCTTCTTAACCTTATCGGAATACTCCTCAAGGTCATCTTTATCTAATTCGTCCACCATCTCCTTCGGGAGCGGCTTACGACCCCGGTCTTCTGGCGGGGTATCATCTTCAATCTGAACCTCGATTTCGTCGCTATCTACTTGATTAGCCTCAGCTTTCTGAGCTTCTTCAGCAGCAATTTCATCGGGGAACTTAAATTCTGTTTGCTCAATAGCCATAAAGTTTTACCTCATGCTCTGCGGATTCCACGGGGGTCTTCGACCACCGCTTCCACCGTGTCATCATTAATAATGCGGAACTCCCGACCGTGGATAACCACGCGGGTGCCTGAATAAGGGCGGGTGAGGACAAAATCGCCTTCCTTGCACCACGGCCCGGTAGGGAACCGATTCTCGTCCTTGTAGCAAAGGTCGCCCATCTTCACGACGAAGAGGACCACAGTGGTCTGCTCCTCGACTCGTTTGGTGTCTTCTGCCTTAATTAATCCTCCTTCAAACTCCTCTTCTACGTGCGGTACGGCACACATAATTCGGTAGCCTTTAGGTTCTGGCAGGAGTTTGGCTTTCGCCGCCTCCTGTTGCGTCTTTTCAACGTCAATACTACTCATCGTCGCGCTCCAAGCGTTGTGCAAGGTCTTTGATATGGTTCTTAGCGAGGTCGAGACCCTGTAACGCCCCGCAAAGTCTTTTGTATTCACCCTCATCCAATTTGCCTTGGATCAAGGTTTCAACGATCAAAGTGCGCTCTTCCTTGAGTTTTGAGTCAAGGTATTCCAGAGCGTTTGAATAGGCCATTTACTTCACCTTTGGTTTCTGTGCGGGCGGTGCCGCCCGTCGTTGTGCTGCTTGATCCTTTGACCGAGCAATCTCTACACCAAGTTTTGTTCCTTCAAGCTGCTGCCTGTTGGACTCTTGCGCCTTGTGCTTCTCAATGTCCGAACCCAAGCGTGCTGCATCAAGCTGCTGCCGACCAGAAATTTCGGCCTCGCGTAACCGCAATTCGTCTTCTTTCGCAGCCGCGTTGATATACACCTGCTGTTCTTTGATGCGAAGCTCTTCCGCTTTTGCCTGCGCTTCCATCTGCGCCTTCATCTGCTTGGTTTGAGCCTCCATCTGCTTGATCTGCAGATCCATCTGCTGCATCTGTACGAGCGGATCCTGCATCTGCTGTTGAGCCTGCTGCATCTGCATCTCGGCTTTGTCCTTCTGCAAGAGTCGAGCAGCGGCCATCGCACTAATCTGTGCCATCTGCACTTCCATCTCTGGGGAGATGTCGTACTCGTCGTTGTCGTCCTGCGGCAGCGGGGGCAGAGCTACACCAAGCTGTTTCTCAATCTCTCTGCGATACTGGAACGCTACGTGCTCCATGATGTGCGCCTGAAGCGACTGAGTAATCTGCTGCGCTTGCGGGTTCTGCCCAATCATCGCAGCCATCTTCGGATCTTGGCCAAGCGCCATATGAACAGCGATGTGTGCTTCGTGATCCTGATACATAAACGCCTTGAGCGGTTTGCCCATAATTGCGTCCATGTTCTCCGTCACCGGATCACGTGGCTTCTGATCATCAGGCAGCGGCACTAACTTCTCAGCGTTCTTGATGCCAAGCACCTCCAGCATCTGCCGGTGCAAGTACGGCATGTTGTAAAGCTGCGGCGCTCCTTGGGCCAACTGCATTACCGCTTGGTACTGCACGACCTTCTGCGACATGGTGGCCGCATTCGGGTCAGACACCGGAATAACGTCTACATCATCGTAGTCCGACTTCTTTGCTTTGCGCGTGCCGACTTCCGGTTCGTACGAATATTCTTCCGGCGTGTAGTCTCGGATTATCCCAGCGAGGAGTTTGAACTCCTGCTTCATCGCGTAGTAGATGCGGGCCTGCACAGCCGACATCACTTTCAAAACCCTCTCTAGGATGGCTAGTGTGGTACCGACTGGCGCTTGGTTCGACATATCGCTGATCTTGAGGTCCGACACCGCAGCGAAACGGCGACCTTCTTCAACGATTTTGTCCATCAGCATGGACAAAGTTTGCGAGGGTTCTTTATAGGGAAGAGGGAGGATATTGTCCCGCACAGCACCGCTTGGAATATCTACATCTCGCCATTCTCCCGGTGCAATTGGAGTATCGTCTCCCTTAATCCGGAGTCCACGAGACTTAAGTCCTCCGGGGAGATTAGACAAGGTTCCGGCATCGACAAGCTGCCGAAGGAGCGACGTTGCAGCTTTACTATGTCCCCCGATAAGGTGAATAAGGCCGAAGTAGTAAAATCCAAAGCCCGGTATGTAGCCGTAGTGTACGAAATGTTGTCGTTTCGCTTTGAGGTCATCATCTTCTTTATAGTTCCTTCTGATCGCTAAGACCGTTCCGGTTCCTTTTTCAATCGTCACCACATAAGGCAGCGCAATACCGGTCTCGTTGTTGTCGTCGTCAACGTCTGGATATTCTTCCAAATCCAAATTCACGTGCATTTCAAGAAGCTGAAACCGGTCGTCCATCGACGCCGCAAAGCCTTGATCCTCGGCTTTCTGCTTCTCCACCTCATCCATCGTGCGAACCGGATCACCCAAGTCCACATCACGATAAAAGCCCGCGTACTGCAACTTCCGCAAATCATTCTTAGTCTTACGCATCCGATGCGTAACACGCTCTGCCGTCTCAAGGTTCGCAGCGCCATACGGCACAATGATGTCTTCGGCTGGGATATAGACTGCGGTTTGACGACCCAGTGACGGGTCGTAGTAAATCTTTTTGAAGGCATTACCTGCCAAAGCCATGCTGAGTAGCATCCGCTCATGTTCTGGGCGGTACTCCTTCATGATCTCGGTCAGTTGGTAATTCATGTCATCTGCGACACGAATCGCAGAATCTTTTTTATCCTGCGTCTCTTTACCAATAATCTTCGTCTTGACCGGCCCCATCGCGGGGAAGGTCTCCATGATCGTCTCGGACTGGAACTTGACCGCCGACTCCATCAGCAAGGGGTGGAATACACCACACGCACCCGGCCACGGCTCGGTCCGCTCCTCGTACCGGATGCCCAGAATCTTTAGACCTTTGACGTAGGTATCCAGCCAGTCTTTGCGGGAGGCTAGGTCTTGCTCGTACTGACCCAACAACTCGCTTGCCAAACTCTGTAACTCGTTCTCTCCCATAAACTCGGCGAGGTTGGCATCGAAGTCCTCTGCACGAGGCTCCGCCTTCTCAATCTCAATCATCATGCCATCAACGCCGATTCTGACCTCTTCAGGGTCTACGATCTCAATCTCAATCGGCTCTATTTCAGCGGCCATAGCCGCGATGCCTTGGGGAGCCTCCATCAAACTTTTATCGACGGCCATCTAAATTCTCCTAGTAATACGCTTCGCGTCTGTGGCTCTTGAACCACTTTGTCGGTTCCGGCTCGTCCGATGGGAGCCTGATAAACCCGCCCTGCCTGAATCGCAAAAGGGCTAAAGTGGTGGCGTCCACCAAGTCGTCATGGGTACCAGCGGGGAAGTCATTGCATTCTTCCACGACCTCCCAAGCCCAGCGGCGATCAGGCACCCAGACTATACCCGCCGAAAAGAGGTCCGTCACCGCGTTAACGCGGCTGATCTTGTCCTGCCCCTTACCCGGCGTGAACTCACTGATGGGCACCCCCATGCGCCTCATCTCCTGATAAAGCGCCGCACCGTTGGATTTCTTCTCCACGATGAACGTGTCCGGGTTCCACTCCTTATATTCGTCCAGCACCAACTGCTTTAGCTCGGGAAACTCAAGTCTTTGTTTTATGGCGTTCAGCAGGATTATGTTGTAGGTCTGGGTAGACTCGTTTTTAAATACTCCCCAAACCAAAAGCGCGTTGTAGTCCGACCGGTTTGATTTTTCCTGCGCGGCGTCGAGCGACATAATCATGTGCTCACATATCGGGGGGTCGTCCTTCTCCCAGACCTGCCACCACTCCCGTTTAATGAGCGCCCCTTCTTCCGAGGTCGGCTCCTGCATGTACTGGGCCTGCCAGTACCGCACATCCATGCTGGCCTTTTTCGCCAGCAATTCATCAATACTCCAAAACTCAGGCCAGAGGGGTTTCTCATTGAGGATGGCAGGGAACTCGACTACCTCCCACTCATCTGCCCCTTCTTCGCGGGTCATGTGGTCAATAATCTTTCCCGTTAAATCCTGTTTACTCCATCGCGTCATCACGACGATGATCGCGCCACCCGGCATCAACCTTTGGACCGGACCTGACTGGAACCACTCCCACGCCGGGTCGAATACGTCCGCTCGCCCCTGCTTGGCTTCCTGTTCGGAATGAGGATCGTCAATAATAAATAGATCAGCACCGCGCCCAGCGAGAGCGCCACCCACACCGATGGCGAAGTACTCTCCGTTGAAGTTGGTTCCCCAGCGGGATGCTGACTTACTGTCTGCCTGCAACTCGACGGCTGGAAAGATGTTTCGGTAAAGATCAGATCCGACAAGGTTGCGAACCCTCCGTCCGAAATTAACTGCAAGATCTGCAGTGTGCGAGGCCATGATGACCTTTTTCTGCGGGAATTTGCCTAGAAACCACGCCGGAGCAAGGTAAGAAATCATCTCAGACTTACCATGTCGCGGGGCAATGTTAACAATTACCCGTTTTTTTAACCCATTGGCTATGTCTTCGAAGATTTTGGCAAGTCTTCTGTGATGTGGGCCTACCTTATAGCCGGGATATACGTGATGTATAAAGTCTAGGAAAGAATCCTTACCCAACTGCCGCGTTATCTGGTTCTGATACTGCTTTAGAAGGTCAGCAACCCGCCGTTTCTCTTTATCCGGCATGGCTGGTAATGCTAGACGCAACTTTTCTATGTTTTCTTGGGTCAGTTGCACGATTTTTAGCCGGGGAGGAGCGATTTTAGACCCTGAGACTCAACTCCCCACAGTCCGATGGGGCATCTCTGGTTAGAAAGGCGAGTTTTTGCTTGGATAATGCAGCCGCACCGCTTACAGATACCCAATTTATTGTGCTCACAGCCGTCGCAGTGGCTCAGACGCTCTTCTACTGTGCTTTTTCTAGCCATTAGAGACATTTTCTGCCCTTTTCCCATCGTCTAAAACCTTATATTCGATGCCTTCAAGCACCGACAACAGCTCTTTTTCGACTTCTTCGATGGGTTTAACGATGTGCGTGGTCTCGCTGCGCTTTTTAAAGGCGTCCACACCGTCCACTTCGCCCAGCTTTGAAAGGGCTTGGATGCGGGTTTTGCTGCTGTCAGCGTGCTCGACTTCCTGCACCAGCTTGTTCACCACATACAACTTCAATTCAGACAGATCATCCACGATCATGCAGTTGCTCTGAGCAACTAGACCGGCCAAGTACGCCATTGTTTCGTTCGGGTACTTGCTGTAATCGATGCGGGCTTTGGGATTGGCGAGGTGAGCCGTAGCTATTTCCTTCGCGGTAGCCATGTCTGCTTCGTCAGGGGCTAGGGGTATCCCCGTCAGATCCGAAATCAACTTAATTGTCCTAGCCCGCATTTCGATCTCAGCTTCGGCGCTGAGTTCAGGCAGGGCTTCTGCCGCGTTAGCGGGCAGCGGGATGTTTTCGTCGATGTCAGGTATGAGCAAATCTTGCATGGCTTAGAGGG